CGGGCAGTCCGGGTAGTAGAGTTTGATGATCCTGGCCCAGACCGGCTCAACCGCGTGTCCGAGTCTCCAGCGGTTGACCGTTGTGCTGTGCGGCCTCAGACCGACCGGGAGGCCAACCAGAAAGACCGGAGTCGTCAGGCCCCTCCCGTAGAGCCATCCAGAGAAAAGATTTTTGTCCGCGCTTAGTGGTTTTCGCATTTTATACCCCGTTGGGCCTCGGCGCGGGCCATTTTTATCGCGCCCATGACCTCAGAGTCACGCTCCCCTGTGTAGTAGTCCGCAAATCCTGGGAGCCGCTGGCCCATGACGATATCTACACCATCTTTGTCAGTGACGCGCACGCAGTGCTCCTCATCCCACGGTAACTGGTCGGCATCATCCACGTCGGACTCGTCAGCGTCAAAAAAATAATACACAAGGACCGACATACCCCCTAACCGTCCTGCGGCGCTCCACTCCTGACCATCTGTGTACGGCTGCGGGATTAATCTGCTGGTCGGCTCGGCATGGCCCGTCTCAACGATTAGATTATACGCGTCCGAGATTGCCAGTGATTTTGTCGTTATGCTGTCCATTTTATTTCTCCCCCAACCCTCTCGGGCTCCATCTGTTTTGCTCATAATGGTAGTATAGCAGGTGACATGCTGTCTGTCAAGACCTAAATCTCAAAATGTGCGATTCTAAAATCGCGATTCCTCGACGAGAAAAAAAATAGTTTTCAAGTGTTTGACGGATTAGGACTAAAAAATGATAGGGCACTATTTGATATCCTTCCTTATATAGGGTCCGGGGGGGAGGGCTTGACTCTGGGCCGGAAAGGGGGTAAACTTTCCTTGCGCGAGAATAAGTTTGTATCTCACAAATGAGATAAAGCCCCATGGCTAAAGGGAGAAAAACAGGTGGTGGAAGTCGGAAGGGGATACCAAACAAGCCCAAGCCATTTGAGGTTGCAATCCAAGCGGCAATAGAAAAATACGGGCCAGAGAGAGCGGGCAGAGAGATAGTAAAAGCCTCGATGGCAGCCCTTAGCAGTGAAATCCTAGTCGAGAGCGCCGACGGTCAGAGCATCGCTAAAAAAACAATTTTTAATTTCGATGGGCTCAAAACAATTTTGCCGTACGTCGCAAGCAAAAAGCCTGAGACGGTGGAAGTCGGAGAGAAACTATCCGAGCTTCTCGCCCGCGTGAACGAAAAAGCCAAAGAAGATAATCCCTCTTGAGCCCGGATATCGCCGTCGATAAGCTGCTGGAATACCGCCGACATCCTACCGTATTTTGTCGGGAGCAATTCGGGTGCGAACCTGACGGCTGGCAGCATAAAGCGTTCGAGGCTTTCGCCTCTCAGGACCCTAAGACCCGTCGCATAGCTATGAAAGCCTGCGTCGGTCCCGGGAAAACATTTGTTGAGGCGGTATGTATCTGGAATTTCCTGTCCTGCTATGGCGATCCGGTAGATCATCCTCGTGGGGCAGGCGTTTCGATCACGCTGGAAAATCTTAAGGCTAATCTGTGGCCTGAGTTGGCTAACCTACGCAACAGGAGCAAGTTTTTGCAAGCGGCGTTCGACTGGACCAGCACCCGCGTTTATTCTAGGGAGTACCCTGCAACATGGTTTTTTGAGGCTCGGAGCTGGCCCAAGACTGCTAATCCAGAGGAGCAGGGCAAGACTCTCTCTGGACTCCATGCTAAATATGTGCTGGCCGTTATTGATGAGTCTGGAGCGATCCCGCCGCAGGTCGGACGGGCCGCAGAGCAAACATTGGCAACCGGTCCGATATTCGGTAAAATCCTGCAAGGCGGCAATCCTCTTGATCCCAATGGGATGCTCTATGCCGCTACGGTCAGACATGCCTCACTCTGGCACATCATCAATATCACCGGAGACCCAGACGACCCGGAGCGGAGCCCTCGTATTGATGTTGCGTGGGCTAAGGAGCAGATTGCCGCGTATGGCCGAGATAATCCGTGGGTCATGGCCCACATCCTGGGGAAGTTCCCGCCGTCTGCCGTAAACCAAATCATTGGCCCCGAAGAGCTTGAGGTAGCGATGATGCGGGCTCCGCGACCTGATGAATACGAGTGGGCGCAAAAGCGACTTGGCGTTGATGCGGCTCGATTCGGAGATGATCCATGGGTGATCTTCCCGCGCCAGGGGATAGCGTGTTTCAACCCCATAATTCACCGCAACCCAAAAACGGAAGAGATTGTCGGTGCCATCATGCGTAAAAAAATTGATTGGGGCTCCGAACTGGAATTGGTGGACAATACCGGAGGGTTCGGCGGTGGGTGCATCGACGGTCTGCGTGTTGCTAAATGCAAGGGAGTCATCGAGGTAAATTACTCCGGGAAGCCAACTGACCAGAGATTTTTCAACAAGCGTTCTGAGATAATCTGGACAGCTCTTAACCAGGTCCGCTCTGCTTGGGCCATCCCTCGTCTACCCGAGTTTATCCAGGAGGCAACGGCTTTTACTTACTGGTACGAGAAGGGGAAACTCCGAGTAGTTGAGAAGGACCAGATCAAGAAAATCCTGGGGGGGAAGTCGTCGAATCTTGTTGACGCGCTGGCGAACACCTGCGCTATCCCTGATGCGCCGGCGGCTATGGGTGGGATGTCTGGTGTGTTCGTCTCGGCGCAACAGCAAAAGCCGCAACGATGGCACCCGCACGACGACCAGAACGACCAATCCGACGGGGTTGAGAGGAGGGTCCCGCTATGAAAGCACCACACGAACATACTGCCGAAGAATCAAAAGTTCTGCCGGTAAAACAGCGGTGGCGATATGATTATTGATGCTGGAGGAAATTGGTTGTCGAGCGACGGGCTGGCAGAAGTTGTCCGTCTAGCCAACAAGGGCTACCACGTCGAGACGATGATGGGTCCGACAGGAGAATAAAAATGGAAGTGACACAACACGGAGTTCCAGCCGTAACCTGCGACGGATGCGGCCACAAGCAGCTCGCCGGGGATGCGTTCGACCCGTTCTACATTTCGTATCCCTGCGGGTTTCACAATCTCACTGGTGAGCCGCTGGCAAAGTTCCTATACCAATCCCTAGAACCGTTGCAGCCGAGGAAATATCACGCCTGCCTGGAGTGCGCCAAGAATATCAGGGGGGCGGTCAAGAAGCAGGGGCATGGTCTGCCGCCTGGTCGGCTGCGCGACGACCTGCGCGGTGTCCTGCAACGGTCGGACAACAAGATGATGGCGTTTCAGATTCACTTCCTAAAAAATTCCAGGCTTGGGGAGGCTACGGCGTGAAGAAAACCAAAGTCCACTACATCAAAGAATCAATCGTTGACCGAAAGCCCAGAACTATCAAGGTCCCTCACTGGATTATCGTCGGAGCGAATCCACCATCGCTGGATCGGAAGGAGTATTTCAGGTAGGCGAGATGAACCAGCTTTGGCAGAAGGTTGAGCTTAACCGTGACGAGCAAGACATCATCGAGACTCTGCGGCGTCATGTCGAGCACGGAAATGGCGAGATCATCATCCAGGTTAGGCCCGGCTCGTTGCGCTGGCGCGAGGGGTTCGGGCATGTCCGGGAGTTGCCGAGAAAAAAGGATTGACAAACATCCGCACATGGTTTATAATCGAAATGATGAAACGCATGATCAATACAGTCAGATAGCCTAGCTGTCCGGCAATCCGTCCAGCGACCTTCGGCTCTCACACGAGAGTCGGGGGCGCTTTTTTTTATGGGGGAAGGCATGAAAAACATTTTGGCGGTGTCCTTGATGTTCCTTGCTGGCGGTGCGTGGGCTGGTGCGCCGGCCGCGCAGAGTCCCAAAATACCATTGACGAACGGGGGCGCGTTCAAGCAGATCGTGCCGTACCAGATGGTTTGCAGTTCCTACACCATAGGTGCCTCGACAGTGGAAGTAACAGGGAATACCATCGTGAGCAGCACTACTGCCGGAGTGTCCTGGGTCAGAGTCCGAAATCTCAGCGCGTCGGCCACGGTTTACTGTAATGGATTGCCTACCGTTACCGTTTCCGGGGCCACTATCGGAGATCCGATTGCTCCGTATTCCTCGGGAGAGCCAAACGCGGTTGAATACCTGATTTCCACGATGCAGCCGTGGTACTGCATCGCGTCCGCTGCCGGAACACCTGCGATCGTATGCACACGCCAGTGAGGCCAATATGCCAAAGCCAAACAAGGGCGAGAGCGAGAAGCACTACGTTGGGAGATTTATGGGCTCGAAAGAGTCGCAACGGTCCTTCCCGAATAAGAAACAGCGCCTTGCCGTGGCCTACTCGATGAGCGCACATCGCCACATCAAAGATACCCATTCGCATATCGGACCTAATCATCCCAAGGGGAGCAAGTAGATGGGCGCTGCTTCTGCTGGTGGACTCGCTGGAGGGGCAGGTCTTGGTTTGCTTGTTGCCGCTTTGCTCGCCCCGGCAACAGGTGGATTATCTTTGTCCGCCGCTGGCCTTGGTATGGGGGTAGGTGGTGCCATTGGTGGCGCGGCAGGTGCGGCAGTAGACGCCAACCAGTCCGCACAGAAGACCAAGGGCGAGCAGAATGCACTATTGACGCAGCAGCAGCAGCAGGAGACCGCGTTGCAGAATCAACTCCTGCAAACCCCCAAGACAATCAGCCCAGATAATTTCCTAGCCACCAAAGCATCGCAGCTAGCCAAGTTGCGCCTGGGCCTGTCATCGACAATTACCGGTACTGGTGGAGTTCCTTCGGCGGTGTTGAGCAGCCCGACGTTGCAGCCCGGCGGGCAGGGCAATCAGAAGTTGGGGGCTTGATGATAGATTCACAAGCCACTGACTCGAACTTCTCAGGCGGCCCAGACATCGGCCCAGACCAAAAGGGCAAGCATTTTACCACGTTCCCGGAAATTGACCTGCGCCCGCAAAATCTCCGGATGCAGTCAATGAAGCTTGAATTTTTAAGCAAGTGGTTTGCTCCCTTGCGGGACCTTTCCCGCTTCATAAACCCGAAGCGCGGATTCTATGAGGGTTTTGTTCCAAATTGGAACGCGCAGATTGACTACAAGCTCATCATGAGCAGCGACCCACAGGCATACGCCGACACTCTGGCTGCCGGCATGATGAGCGGGTTATCCTCGCGCTCTCAGCCGTGGTTCAAGCTCGGTCTCGGAATACCTCAGCTAGAGGAAAATGAGGACGTGAAACTGTGGTTGTCAATCGTTGAGAAAGTACTATACAAAATCTTCGATGATTCAAACCACTATGATGCTTTCCAATCAGCCTACAAGGAGCTTGGAATATTCAGCACGTGCGCCTTCGGCATCTATGAGGACTCTCTGAATGTCGCCCGCTGCCGGTCATTCACCATCGGTGAGTATTTCCTAGCCAATGACCACACGGGCAGAGTCAATTCCTTTGCGCGGTCGGAATGGAAAACCGTAGACCAGATCGTCAATGAGTTCGGCTGGAACAACTGTTCAAGACTGGTCCAGAACGCCTACAAGAAGGGCCAGCGCGACATCTACATGATGGTCTACTACCTTACCGAGCCCAATGACAACATGATTCCTGGTCGGGAGAATTACGAGGGCAAGCCATGGCGATCGACGTATTGGGAAGCAAAGTCAGTCTCTCAAAAGGCTCTAAAACTTTCCGGCTTCCATGAATTTCCGATCATGGCCGCCAAGTGGGACGTGGTTACGACCGCCGACACCTACGGGATTGACGGTCCGGGGTGGGTTGCCCGTGGCGACATCAAGAGCCTTTACCGAGTGATGAAGGACCTATACCTAGCCGTGGCGAAGGTTGCCGATCCCCCGGTACAACTCGGATCTGGAGTCGAAGGTACAGCATCGCTAATTCCAGGCGGAATGACGCGCAACTCAAAAGACAATCCGGATTGCGGAGTCAGAGCGGCCTATCAGGTTAACCCGGACATCGGCCACACGATGCAACTGGTTCAATACTTGAGCCAGAAGATTTCAAGCCGATTCTACGCCGATCTTTTCACACAGATGGTCCAGTCCGACAGCAAGGAGATGACGGCCCGAGAAGTTGTTGAAAAGCAGAAAGATAAGCTCCTACTTCTAGGCCCGGTAGTGTCACGAGTACAGAAAGACTTACTTGGGCCAGCTATTCAGCGAACCTTCATGATCGCCATGCGGGCGGGAGCGTTGCCGCCGCCGCCGCAGTCAATATGGGGGATGCCAATCGCCATTCGCTACATTGGGTTATTGGCCCAGGCACAACAAATGGCTCGGACGGCGGCGATTGAGCAGGGGGTAAAGTTCGTCGGTGATGTTGTGGGAGTGTTCCCCGAGGCTAAGGACCTTGTTGATATCGACAAGGCCGTCACCGAATACTGCGACTCTCTCGGGGCCGATATCGTCCGCTCTCCTGAGAAGGTGGCCCAGATCAGGGCTCAGATGCAGAAGGCGATGCAGGCGCAACAGCAACAGGCCGCTATGGCGCAACTAGCCCAGACCGGGAAAACGATGTCTGATACGCCGGTGGGCGGCGGGGCTTCACTTCTCGATCATGTCCTAGGCACCCAAGGGCAGGTAGGACAGCAATGACACCAAAGAATCCCGCTCCTGCCTTCGCCACGGTAGCCACGGAGCTTGAGCGCGTCCAGGGTATTCTAGCAAAGGATTCAAAGACCTTCGACCGCGACCCCGCCGAATTGCAGCGAGAAGCCATAGCCCAGGAGAACGCCAAGCGCAGACAGCGGGACGTTTCGGATATGAAAACCCTTTTGCGCGGGCCAGAATGCCGAAGGATACTCTATCGCATCATCGAGGAATCCGGTGCCTTCGCCGGTTCTTTCGTGGCCGGCCAGAGCGACACCACGGCCTATAACGAGGGCCAACGCAGGGTAGGGATGTTCCTGGTTGGCTTGGCAGATGAGGCCGAGCCTGGGATATGCCTACAGATGGCGAGAGAATCTAGGTCAGATCGTAAGGCCGCAGAGGAACGCGGAAGGAAAATACTCGAAGGATAACAGGAGATTAAAATGCCAGGAGAAACGACCGTAACCGCACCGCCCGCCGCCGCACCAGAAACGCCTCCAGTGGTCACTCCGCCCGCCTCCGCTCCCGTAGCGGCCCCCCCGGCAGTTACCGCCCCGCCTGCCTCACCACAGGCCGCGCCAGACGCACCTACATCGCTTTTGGGAGCCGCGAAAGTGGAGCCCAAACCCGGCGATCCGCCAGCGCCGGTCGTAACAGCCGGAGCCCCCGAGAAGTACGCTGACTTCAAACTGCCGGAAGGCGTCACCCTTGACGCGGCTTTGCTTGAAAAAGCATCGCCATTGTTCAAGGAGTTTGGTCTTACGCAGGATGCCGCGCAGAAGTTGGTTACTCTCCAAGCTGAAAGCTCCAAGTCGGGAATGGAGGCCGTAGTCCAGGCCGCGCAAGCCCAGAGGACCGCGTTTCTCGAAAGCGAGAAAGCCGCGACCCTCAAGGCTCTCGGCCAGGACTTCAAGACGGAGTTGGCCTTCGCCGCCAAGGCGCTAGATAAGTTCGGGAGCCCAGAGCTGCGGTCTTTAATGGACCAGACCGGGTTCGGCATGAACCTGAAGATGACGCAATTCATGATCGCCGTTGGCAAGGCGATGGCCGAGGACGGTATGCCTGGTCCAGCCGGGACCGGTCCGCAGGACACGACGGAGCGAACCTACGCGCAGATGTTCCCGAGTATGCACGACAAGAACGGGAACCTGCTACCGGAGTTCGTCAAAAAATAAAGCAAGGAGAGTAACCGTATGCCTAACGCAATCGGAAATACGCAACTTACCCTTCTGGATCACGCCAAGCGTGTTGACCCGGATGGCAGCCTAAATCTGGCCACCATCGTAGAGATGATGAACCGCGTCAATGCCGTCACCACGGATATGACCGTGTTCGAGTCCAACAGCGACAGCGGCCATACCACGACCATCAGAACCGGCCTGCCGGCTATCGCCTGGCGGCAGATCAACTTGGGGACGCAGGTTTCCAAGTCCAGCACCAAGCAGGTCCATTTCACCGCCGGTATGCTCGAAGGTTTGAGCCGGGTGGATGAGCGCCTGGTCGATATGGCCTCTGACGGTCCCGCGCTGCGGCTGTCAGAAGTCGGGCCGTTCATGGAGTCAATGGGTCAGACCATCACGTCCACCATCTTCTATGGTGACACGCGAGTCAACCCGGACCGCTTCACTGGTCTATCGGCCTGCTATGCGAACCTCAACGCTTCGTATCAGCAGAACCCGGATGTCCTCAATAACCCGTCATCGACCCTGCCTGACTCTGGCAGAAACGTGTTCGATGCCAGCACCAACTCCGAAGGCGAGACCTTCGGAACGCCCAGCAACAACAACAACACCTCCATGTGGTTGGTGTGCTGGGGTGGTCAGGGTCGAGGTATCAGCGCGTTCTTCCCCAAGGGAACCCACGCCGGTATCGTCCACAAGGACAAGGGCCTCTGGCTCGTTGACGATGGCACTTCCCGGTCGGCGTCTTACTTCGCCTGGGTGGATCAGTACAAGGCCCAGCTCGGCCTCGCAGTCGAGGACTGGCGGCAGGCCGTCCGCATCGCGAACATCGACGTTGTGGCTCTCGCCTCCGCCGGAGACGACAACGATCAGTCCGCGAACCTGCTGAAGAACGCCATCCAGGCCCACAACTACATCCAGAACCCCAACAACGGGAAGCTGGTGTTCTACTGCAACCGCATCGTCCACACCTACCTCGAAGTCAAGGCTATGCAGAAGTTCAACTCCATGTTGACCTTCGCGGAGCTTGAGGACGGGCGCAAGGTGGTCAAGCTGTGCGGAATCGAGATCCACCGCTGCGACGCGCTTCTCAATAGCGAATCGCAGGTGAGCTAAGGAGTCAAGGCAATGGCTTTAATCAATCCTTGCTATCCGAAGTTCATCAAAGGGCGCGATTCTCAGAACGGTCTAGCCGGATACCTTCAGCATATGGTGAGGGCATTCGGGCAGGCTACTGTGGCCCAAAGTGGGACCACAATCGCGGTCAGTGACACGGACGCCTTGGCGTCCGATGTCATTATAGCCAGTATGCAGGCGGCGAATGGCGCTACTTATGTCGGAGTCGCCATAACCGGCGGTACTGGATATACCTTCACGGTGAGTGGAACCGTTGGGTCAGGTGGGGCGGTTATCGCCTACATCCGGCTCAGGTTGCAGAACTAAGTTTCCGAAAGGAAGGAGAATCAATATGTTTCTCGATGGACAAAATACGTTTAGCGCAGTAACGACGGGTGATGCTTTCACCGCCGAGACGGACAACGCGAGCGCCAATTACATTGACCAAGGGGTCAGTGGCTTGGCGTTCCGGGGCGAGGGCGGAGCTTACGTTGCGCCCTGGCTTATCGCCAAGGTGACTTCGGCGGCGGCCTTCGGCGGATCGGGCACTATCCAGATCGTGCTACAGGACGCCGTGGCGACCTCAGCTACCAACGCGACTCCGACCGGATGGGCAGACATTGCCCTTGGCCCGGTCATCGCTGCTGGCGCGGCTGCCAATGCGTTGCTGTGCCTGATGCGCATCCCGCCGACGGCTCGGCGTTTCCTGCGGGTCGTCTACCGTGTCGGAACGGCCGTTGTCTCTGGCGGCAGCGTCCTCGCCTTCTTAACCCTGGATGCCGATATCGTTGACCAGGCGTTGAGGGACACGACCTACGCGGCGTTCGTGCAGGCCGGGCAGATCAAGGAGGATGCTGCATCCTTGGTCGATCAGTAAGCAAATCCGCTCCGTGGGGTCCGGCTGGCGCTAGCCGGGAAACAAAACTGGCCGGATCCTGCGGGGCATAACCTAAGCAAAACAGGAGATAATAAATTTATGGGATGGCCAAAAGGGCAGTCGAGAAAACCAGTGCAAACGCAGGAAATCAAGCCTGAAGTTAATGTCACCAGAGCGACCGAAACTCCGAAGGAAGGAGCGGCCCCGACAGTGACCATGACCGTTGCCGAAGTTCAGGCTATGATTGCCGATAGCGTCAAGAAGGGATTGGAGAGCCTGAATGCGATCCAGCCGATAGACGATACCGGATTCTGGCAGGCAACGCGGAGAACGCAATCCGAGATATTCGGCTGCATCGAGGCCGACAGGATTATCTTCTTATCTCCGGAGCATGAAGAAAGGCTCGGGTTGAATAAGCCGATGAACCCGAAGTACACGCCCAACTTCAAGAAGCCGAATCAGCAGGACTTGCAGGAATCTCTCAGAAGGGGAGATATCACCGGGGCAGTCCCGCAACAGGACGGGATGGCGATCTTGCCGCCGTCGCATGTGAGCCAGAGCCTTGACCCGGAGAAAAACGACTTCCGGCTATTGAGCGCGAAGAGCTAGACGCCAACGGGGGCGGGGGCTTTGGCCCTCGCCCTCTGACGAGGGGGAGACATGGACGCCTCGATTACAAAGGTATCAATTTTTAATAAGGCACTTAGTCACATAAAAGTCGGAAACGTCTCATCCCCCGCCGAGCAATCCGAGGCCGCTTTCAAGTGCAACCTGTTTTATGACTGTGCCCGCAGATCCGCGCTCCGTGCCTGCGATTGGCGTTTCGCCCGCGTCCAGCGTCCATTGACGCTCCTGGGAGACATCAACACTGCCATTGCTAATCAAATATCCGCAAGCCCGCTGAATAGCAAGTATTGGGACATCATCGACCAATTTGAATTTACCTACCTTTATCCAGCCGATTGCGTACGCATGGTAAAGGTCTATAACCCATACCATGCCATTCATCCCGAGCCCTACGGTGATCGGCACATGGCGCATGGCAAAGAGGACTTCTTCGAGATCATGCGCTCTCCGGTAACAAACCAAATGGCTCTGGGCTGCAACCTTGAACGGGCTCGGTGCCACTACACGGTAAACATGCTCGACGAAAGCCAGTTCGACGACATGTTTCAGGATGCTCTAGGCTGGATGCTGGCTCTTGAACTCTGCATCCCTCTGACTGCTGACCAATCGCTTATGTCTGCGACCGGTGCGCTTGCTGAGAAGTTTATCGAGGAAGCGATGCGGAAAAACTATGGAGAGTCAACCGAGGTTCAGCCTCGCGAGAGTCCATACGAGCAGTGCCGAAATAATGGCGGCTGGGACCACGAGTACTAGGAGAACCAAATGACCCACATGAAACTGAGCAGCAAGGAAGCTACCGAGGCAATGCCGACTGCCATGCCAGAGAAGCCGGAATATCCTTACGGCCTTCGCCTGCGTCTGGAAAAAGAGGAGCTTGAAAAACTCGGAATCAAGGAACTTCCGAAGGTGGGAGAGATTTTTACCGTAGAGGCCAAGGCGCACGTTCTGAGCGTATCTGCCGGGGCAAGCCAGGAGCATGAACACGCCTCGATGGAATTGCAGATCACGCATATGGGCTTGGGAGAAGATGGCGAAGTGAAGTCGGCTCACCTGGCGAAGAAGATGTACGGCGAGATGAAGGACGGAAATAAATAAATGGCGCAGACGCCGATCTTTAATCACCAGGTCAGTTTTGCCGCCGGTGAGCTATCGCCGGCGCTGGCCGCCCGCGTTGATCTCTCGAAGTTCCTCACTGGTCTAAAGACCGCTAGGAATGTTAATGTAATGCCGGGAGGCGGCGTTCGCAATCGTGCCGGTACCAAGTTCGTAGCGGCGGCGGGAGATTCAACGCATCAGGTCAGGCTCATCCCGTTTTCTGCCTCGGAGTCACAGACCTACGTCATCGAGCTGGGACATTACTATGCCCGCTTCTACACCAATGGGGGGCAGGTCCAGGTATCGGCGGCAAACGCATGGTCTGCTTCCGGAACTTTCTATCCAGTCGGGACGTTCGTAAGCAACGGCGGGACCATATATTACTGCATCACGGCCAATACTTCCGGATCGACGTTCTCCGGGGATGCGGCCTATTGGCGGGCACAGACCGTCTACCAGATCGTCACGCCGTGGGCCAGCACCGATATTTTCATGCTCAAGTTCGCGCAAAGCGCGGACGTTATGTACTTCGCGCACCAGAGTTATGCTCCGCAGACTTTGACATTTTATAGTTCGACCAACTGGCAGATTGCGGCATACTCTTTTCTTTCCGGGCCATTCATGGATGAGAATACAGGCCAGAGCAACACGATCACACCGAGCGCAGCGACGGTCACTAACACAAACGTACCGATCACCTATATCAGCGGAGGCACCTGGGGCAGTTCCAGCCAGGTAAACCCGATCACCGTCAACGTGGCTTCAGTCTCGAATCTTTCCGTCGGGCAAGCGATCACGGTCACGGGGATGAATGGCACCTTCGCGACCCAGCTCAACGGAAATAAGTTCTATATCCTTTCGATCACTACTCTAGTTCCTGGATCGTCTTATCTGATCACCTTATCTTACACTCCTGGAGGTCAACCGGTCTACCCGGCTCCAGCCGTATCGGCGCAGGAGTACGTTCCAACATCATCTAACCTTGAAATCTCTGGGACAATAACCCTGAGCGCGTCAGCGAACGTGTTTGTTTCCGGGCACGTCGGGGCATTGTTCCAACTCGTTAGCACCATAATCGCCAATACCATTACATTCTCACCCACGGGAACCGGTCAAACTTCTGCCGCCGTTCAGTGCGGACATAATTGGAGCATAATAACCTCCGGGGCATGGGTGGGGCAGTTAAATGTCCAGGCATCCATTGACGGAGGAACTACTTGGTCTACGATTCAGGCCTTGCAATCGGCGGCGGTTAATGACAATTTCACGACATCTGGAGACACCGGATTCGATCAATGTCTTATCAGAGTGACTTCATCTGGAACATGGACATCAGGAGGCGGCGGCTGCGTGGTCGATCTATCAACTCTGTCATTCGATTGGATAGGAGTCGTCCAGATAACATCCGTGTCGAGCCCACTTTCTGCCACGGCAACTATTCTGCCTATTGGTAAAAACGATACTGGCCTAGCCAACACGAACGCAACCTGGCAATGGTCAGAAGGTTCGTGGTCCACCTATCGCGGTTGGCCGGGGTCAGTGTGCTTCAACAATGACCGCCTCTGCTGGGGTGGGACGCCAACGGAGCCGCAGACTGAGCAACTAAGCCGAACCGGGAGCTACAATGATTTCAGCACGTCCGAGCCCGCGCAAGCCGATGACGCTTTCTCAATCGTGTTGCCCTCGCGCACCTTGAACGCTATCCAGAATATCGTGATGATGCCGCAGGGTCAGCTTGCCTTGACCACGGATAGCGAATGGCTAATCCAGCCTGGGACACAAGGGCTATCGGCAAGCTCGGTTAGCACCTTGCTTCAGGGAGTCCGTGGCAGCTCGGCTATCGCCCCGGCTATCATCGGCATTGAGATGATGGTAATACAGCGCATGGGATCAGTAATGCGGAACTTGATTTATCAGCTTGCGGTAAATGGCTACATGGGCGACAACATCAGCATTATCTCCCAGCATCTTTTCACTGGCTACACGATATCAGAGATGGCCTACGCGCAGGAGCCAGACAGCATCTTGTGGACCGTGCGTAGTGACGGCGCCCTGCTATCCTGCACCTACATGCGCGACCAGGAATTGAACGCCTGGACGCATCATGACACGCAAGGAACTTTTGAGAGTATTTGCACCATCCCTGACTACACGGACGGCTACAGTCAACCGTGGTTCGTGGTCAATCGGACGCTCAACGGCCAGACTGTCCGTTGCATCGAGTACATGGTCTGCCGGGACATGGGAACCGATCCGCGCTATCAATACTTCGTTGACTGCGGCTCTACCTACAACGGTGCGGCCACGGCCAGCATAACCGGCCTGGGATGGCTCGCAAACATGCCCGTAGCGGTCCTGGCAGACGGGAACGTTGTCAATGGACTCACGGTCTCGGCAGGGGGCGTCCTGACGCTCCCAGCAGCCGCCTCGATAGTCCAGGTCGGCCTACCGTTCGTCTCAGACATAGAAACGCTCCGCATTGAGTCTCCGTCTCCTTTCTGGGTCCAGCCTCCGGGAACCGCGCAGGGCCGCAAGATTGCCATACCACAGGTAACGCTCCGCTTCTGGAACTCACGCGGTGGTTGGATTCGGGATATGTCGCAGACGACGCCCGATCCGGCCAGCACCGGGACGGATGGATTCTTGGAGATCAAGCAGCGGTATGCCAGCGACCCGCCAGCGGCGGCAATGCCTCTAAAGACGATGGACTATCCCGTGCAACTTGGCGGCGGGTATGAATTTGGGGCGCACATGATGTTGCGCCAAGTGGACCCGCTCCCCATGTGCTTGCTCGCTTTCTTCCCCAAGTGCGTTTACGGTGAGAACTGATATGATCTTCAAAAGCGGAATTGTTGAGATTCGCCAGGCCAAAAAAGAGGACATCAAGGAATTGAGAAACCATCTACGCATCGAGGATCATAGGGAAGTCATGCTGTCTGGATTTCACAATAACGAAGCGGCCCTGGAGCATGGGCTGGCGAACTCTACGGAATCCTACACCGTATTGGTCGAGGGAAAAGTGTCTGCCATGTTCGGCATAAATCCCAGGACATTGCTCGGCGCGGAAGCCGTGATTTGGTTTCTTGGAAGACCTGAAATGGCGCGCATCAAAAAGACATTCATGCGGGTGAGTCGGTACATAGTCAATGAATGGCGTCGGAGATACTTGGTCCTCTACAATGTGGTCCCGCTTGACTATGCCAAGTCCCTAGCATGGCTCCGCTGGCTCGGAGTCAATGTTGACAAGACCGTAACCATAGGCGGGAAGGAATGGCAGCTTATGGCTTTCGTGAGGGAGGCGTAATATGGGAGCCCCAGGACTTGCCCCAGGACTTATAGCGGGCGGCATGGCGGCGGGCGGCATAATGTCCGCTATCGGCCAGAAACAGAGCGCGACCGCGCAGAGCAATTACTACAACTACCTTTCAGCCACTTCGACGATGAACGCGGGTCTTGCGACCGCTGCCGGTGTTGCCAACACGCAAGCCGTAGGTGTAGAGGCAGCAAATGAAATGCGGCAATCGGTAAACCGGAAGTATCAGACCATCGGGGCTCAGAAGGTGGCGATGGTTGGAGGCGTCGGCGGCTCATCTCGTAGCGCCCAGCAGATTATAGGAAATACTGCGAACCTGGCGAATCAGGACGAGGAAGCAATCAATCTCAACGCCGAGATGAAGGCAAAGGCCATCTTTGCCGGTTCCCAGACGGCGGCGTTCAATGCCACTTCCCAGGCTGGTGGCGATATCCTGGCTGGCTCGAACATCAGGGCCGCTCTTCCCTTTCAGATGGGGAGCAGCTTGCTTGGCGGGGCAACGCAGTCTGCTAGCCAATACGCCATGATGTCTATGTACATGGGCGGGAACAACATAACCAGCCCCAATTATTCTACTCCTTGGCCTTCAAATATGGGGTCGTCTTTTACGCCATGAGGACACTATAATGCTTGTACCGATGCCGGGCGAATCAGGAATAGGCCAACTCGGGACGCAGGGCGTATCTGCCACGCAGGTATCAACTCCTCGATTGGATCCGATCACTCCAGCCGCTTCCGGGGCCAACATCGGAGAGGCCGTTACCGGCCTGGGCCAGACCGTCGAAAAGGCGGGAGGCGAGGCCGCGCAGGCTTGGATGATGAAAGCGCGGATGACCCAGGAGGCCGACGCCTTCGATAGGGTATCTAAACTCTCTGCCGTTTCTGATAAGATTCTCTACAACACTGACCCCGACCCTGTTACCGGCAAGCCCTTGGGGATTGCTCTCAGGAAGGGCGCGGACGCCGCCAACTCTGACATGCTGGGCGATTACCAGAAGGCGATGCAGAAGGCGACCGGAGATATCATGGCCGGCGCAAGTCCATATGCCGCGTCAATGGCCTCCCATTACTCTCAGTTCACCACACGCGGAGCCATGAGCAGCCTGAGCAGCCATAAGGCCACGCAGTTCGAGGAATGGCAGAAGGACAGCACACAAGGAGCCATCCACGGAATCGCGCAGAACACTTTGACCGGACTTCCCACAAAAAAATCAAATGAAACTCAGAAGCAATATGAGGACCGGACAGAGAAATATATCAGCGAAGGCATGGCACTTGCCGAGGCGACGGCGATGCAGTACGCCAAAAACATCAAGGGCGCGGGAGGCAATCCGCTGAAAGACGCCAATGGCAACCAGATCTTGGGCCAAGACGGTAAACCAGTGAAGGACAATGATGTTTACAAAGAACAGGCCGCTTATCATGTCATGTCCACGGTCTTGCATCCGGGCGGCCTGATTGACAGTAACCCTCGTGTCGCTCTACAGATCGCCAGCAATGACGCCATCATGTCCCACTTGAACGGCCAGGACCGACAAGCTCTACAGGCTACCGTCCACGGCAAGATGATGGACGTTGAGGCGAATACGGCTCTATCAGGTGTCGGAGATGACGGCAAGAATTTACAGATCTCTTATAACAAGGATGGTTCGCCGATTTTGGATAGCGCCAAGGCATACATCAATACCCTTTCGCATTACACGCCAGAGGAACAGGAGAAAATTTATCAGTTATACGAAACCAAGAATAACGACGCGCAGCATGTTCTTGACGTTTCCAATAGAGCATCAAGCATGGCCTTCGCTTCCCAGGTGTCAGAGCAAAACCAGGACGGCAGTTTTAAGATGGGACTGAATGATGCGAACAAACTTGCTCATTCCACTGCCGACAAATTCCGCAATGGCGATGTTGACAATGACGACATCCGAGCCAAATTGAAATATATCGCCGCTCTCCATGCCCCATCCAAGGACGACCTTAATCCAGAAACCTACAGCAATCTTCTATCCAGCGTCAACAGCGGTTCAATAACAAAAATTGATCCTATAGTTGAGGCTCATGACGCAGGTGAAATAAGCACGGGCGCAATGAACGGTCTGATAAAGCAGTTGAGCTTGGGACGGACAGATGCCATGAAGCGGGTGTGGTCAGACATGGAGAAAAACCTGCCTGATTCAATACCGAATCCAACGGATCAAAATGAATTTAAGGCGACTACCAATCTCCAATGGGTAGAGATTATAAAGAAGCATCCGGAGCTGGCTAACGATCCGCAGGCAGCGAAGGACCTATGGAATAAGAACCTTGAATCATCTCCGACGGGCGTCCGCAACCTCTTCGGATTCATGAAGGAAAAGGAAAACTGGAAGCAGGCACAGGCGGCTCAGAAATTAGTGGCCGGTAATACCGAGGAAGTCATGGGAGCCATGCAACGCCTTGGGATACCGAACCCAGACTCAGAGCAAGGAAAAGCATTATCGGAACTAATCAAGGCAAGAATTGCCCCTAGCCGCATAACGAATGAATCAATAGCGGCGGCCATGAAGCAACTTAGCGGAAAATAAAATGGGACTTGACCTAAGCCAAATCCCGATAGCTCCCGAGCCCAAGAAATCTGGGGGGAAACTTGACCTAAGCCAAATACCTCTTGGTGGAGATACAACCGCTCCACAGCCCGCGCAAGCAATGCCCCAGGCCATGCCAAGCGACCGCGCCAATACCGTCTTGGACCTTGCTAAACAGCATCCCGAACTTACGCCAGGTTTTATAGACAAGAATCTTGAAACCGTCCAGCAAGCCAATAAGATGCCGGATTTTGAAGTCATGCAGCGCACTTCTCCGGTTACTACTTCTTGGCTGGCGCAATCGCCAGAGAACCAGGCGCGGGCCTTCGATGACATTCCCAACCTCCAAGCACATGAGGCCGTCATGTCGCAGGGAGAACCACCTGGGATATTTAAGCGGGCCTTTCGCTATCTGACCGAGGCCAGTTCGACGGAGCAGACGGCACAGGCACAGAACCTAATGGCTATGTCCCAGGCGACGGGCAAGCCCCCATCCGAAATCAAGCCCGGTCAGGAGGTCGAATTTGCGCGGCAACGCGGAATAGGGACTCAGCCGACCGGGGTAGAACTGGCTAACGCGGGGATGACAGCCGCTATTTTCGCAGGGGGCGGAGAAGCCATGGCGGCCGGGAAGCTCCTGGCCTACACGGGGCGCACGGCTTTGACCATTGGGGCCTTCGAGGGCCTGAATAAGCTCATTCCGGTTGACAAACTCATCCCCACGGATGCCAACGATGCGACAAAGACCGCTATCGAGATAGCCGACTTCGCTGTGAAGGGAGCGATTGCTGGCGGTCTGTCCGGCGCCGTGCGACCAGTAGGGGAGTTCATCAAGGCCAAGTTCGCAGACAAGGGAATCGAACTACCACAGGCTGAGGAATCCAAGATCATCAATTCGGCCCTGGACAAGATGCCGGAGTCCAAGCCTGCGCCGACCAACACCGAGCAAACCCTGAATACGCTATCGGACCTCGCAAAAGAAAACAAACTCGCCAAGTTGCCGAATGGGACCTATGCGGATTATGTTCAGAATGTCGCGGATGAACATGACAAAGGGATTCTGACCATAAAGTCCGACGACTTCAACAAGTATTTCCAGGAGAAGGGGATTGATCCGAAAGCGGAGATAGAGGGATTGGCGGCACATGCCACCGGAACTGGACCGGACTTTGAAGGGACAGTAGAAATCCCCACCGGCCAATTCATGTCCCGCTACGCCAACACCGAGCATATCAGTGGCTTGGCCCCATTCACTCAATTTGAGGCCCAGGAAGCACCAGCAGAGGAAGGTGTCCTCTTACCTGGCATGGAGGCAAAAGAAGTCCCGAAAGCCCCTCCTGACGCAGATGCGGAAGCCCGCGAGGCCCTTAAAAGCAAGGAGCCGGAGGCCGTAACCGATATCACTGCCACCAAAAGCCCGATTCGCGCTTTTCTTGACCTTTCCCGTAAGGTCTACGACTTTACCGGTGATATCGCCAAATCCTTCTACCGCCTTGAAGCCGCCAATGAAGTAGACAGGATTCATGCCTTTGGGCTTGTTGGTAAGTCCGAAGGAACGCCAGCCGACTACGAGGCCATCTACCAGCATGACGAGCGCGTAGCGGCAGGGATGCCTTCCGATCCTTTGACCCCAGACCAGGCTAGGATTAAGGCAGAGGAAATAGACCCGCTGCACAAGGCCGCTTCAATGGCGTTTGCAAAGCTGAAAGAAAAAGAAATCCCGATAAAGCAGGACACTTACAGCGGTAAAATAGTTGCCAACCGTGGCGGCTTGATTGAGCGCATGAAGGCCGGGATACAAGGGCTTGCACAGGGTGGAGCATTGCGGAAGTCTACTGGATCACTCAAGAGCCGGGTCATGTGGGCCTTGGAGGATGAGGAAGGCAACCGAAAGATAGTATCCATAAAGGGCGGGGACGTGGTGGAGTGGAAGGATAAGGTTCCTGAGTACCTTGGACAACGCCGGCAGCCGTCCATGCCGAAAGTATCTGAATACTACGACAAGCCGGTTATGGACAAGCTCAAAGCCCTGGCCGATAGCCTGGGAATAAAGCATGAGCGCGTCTTGAAAGGTGAAGGGCTAGGGGGAAATCGCCTTGGAGTTTCTTTCACTGGCGGAAACCTAATCAAGACCAAGTTTGCCACTCCGGAAGCCGTGATGCTTCACGAGATTGGGCATCAGCTTGACGAAAGGTACAATCTCAAAGAGGAATTTCTACGCACTCAATATCCCAAAGGCTCCCGCGAAGGCGTGATATTGAATGAAGAGTCCCGCAAGCTCGCGGATCTTAAATGGGAGAACGCGGAGACAAGCGAGTATTTCAAGAAGTATGTCCGCAAGGGACCGGAGAAGATCGCCGGGATGTTCGAGGCATATTTGCAGGCCCCGGAGCGGTTCAAGGAAGTTGCCCCGAATCTCTACAAGAAGTTCGTGGATTATGTAGGAAGCAACCCAGAGCTAAAGCCAATTCTCGACATCAAGCCGTCAATGGTCTACGGCAAGAACACCATCGGCGGCCCGCAAGAACCCATGACGTTTATTGACAAGGATGGCAAGAAGTGGGCCATCAAGGACGCCTTGACCGATGAGATCGAGAAGAACACCACTTTGACCTACCACAAGAACGCACTCATAACAAACCTTATGAATTACGTCAATCTCAGGAAGGATGACCGGGCGACTGAATACCTGGAAGGCATGAAGGAATCCCACGAGTTCCAGGATTTCGCAACCAAAATAGGCTCTCCCGAGTACGACGCGCTCATGAAGATGTGGCAACCTGGCGAGTATAAGGAATCCCAAGTCTCGCAACTTCGCGGCTACGTTTTTCCAAAGAAGGTGGCTGATGCCTTCGATTACTTCTACAAGCAAGATCCAATGAGCGCCTACGGCAAGATCAATCAGGTCATACGTAACGCCATCTTCTTTAACCCGCTTATCCATGTCCCTAATATCTTGAATCATTGGGGGGTGGACCGGGGCGTGTCTCCTTGGCTCAACCCAATGGATTACCCCAGGCTGGCAAGTTCGACCATGCGGGCATGGCGTGCCGTGACGACTTTGAATCAGGATTACATAGACGTGATGGAGGCCGGCGGCCATCTCCTGTCCGCTGGAACGCGCCTTGAAAATCTACCTGAGATGCTTCTGCAAAAAGCCGGGATGGAGTTGAACCAAAAACGAGGACTTGCCAAAATAGGCGAAGATTTGGGTTTAGGAATCCCTCGCCTAGTAAAAGCCATATACGATTTCTCAGACAAGGTCACATGGGCCACTAACGATATAGCGACTCTTGAGGCAATCTTTGAACGAATGGAGCATGGGCGCACGATGGAAGATGCCGTAGCCGACACGGCCAAGCATATCCCGAATTACCGGATACCAAGCTCAGTCTTGGGCTCAAACGCGATAGCCAAATTCATGCGCGGCGACTCGCAGGTTACGATGTTTGGGGCCTACCACTATGGGGCCTTGAAATCCTATGGCGAGATGTTGACCAGCCTTGGCAAAGGACTGGTCGGAAAAGAGAGCCCGGCAGAAGTAGCCAGGACCGTTGACAAGATCGCGGCCCTGATTATCGGGACCTACGTGCTTTATCCGGCTATTGACAAAATAGCCCAAGTCGTAACGGGGAACAATTACGCGAGCATCCGAAGGGCTGGCGCATCAACCGTCGTATCTAACGCACAAAAACTATTTGAAGCGCATCAATCCAGAGCGGGGATTACTTCAGTAGACTTGGCCCGCATGATCCAGGGGAGCGTAACGCCGGCACCGCTTTTGAAATTAGGCATGGAGTCATGGTTCGGTAGGGATTCTTACAACGGTAGGCCAATCAATATCCCTCAGAAAATCATGGGCTCAATCTCTCCCCTGGATTACGGCCGCAGGATTTATAGCGGAGACATGACGGGCGCACAATTCGGATGGGGGCTGGCCGGAATCAAGAGCCCTAAGAGACGGCCTAGATAGGAGAACTACCATGTCAGTGAGCGCGACACCTTCTAAAACAATCGTAGCCGGGGACGGTCATACTACTGTTTTCTCATATCAGTTCGCCCTCCCAGCGGGGTCAACCGGGACGGACGTAAATGTTTTTGTGGTTGATAACCTTGGGAATGTTACCCTGTTGACTTCCAACTACACGATCAATATAGCCACAAGCCAAGTGAGCTACCCAACAACCGGCGGCGTAGCTCCGCTTGGCGCAGGAGTAAACGCAGTTCCGACAGGCTGGCAGATCGTTATGGCTCGCATCGAACCTCTGGCGCAGAATCTTGAACTTACCAATCAGGGGCTTTTCAGCCTACCAGCAATCGAGGCCGCGCTTGATTACCTAATGGATATCGCCCAGCAGTTGCAAGAGCAGTTGAACCGGGCAGTCCTGTTGCCTATCAACTATCCTAGCACGTCTGCGGGCCCGGTGATACCGCCGACGACTACCGTGCTGCCTTTTTATAGCGGCACCTTGGCGCAAATCATCGCGCTATCGGCTCTCAATCCTACGCAGATGGCGAACGGCTACGCTACGGACATAAACGGTGGAGTGGGAGGATTCGCATACTATACGGCGAATGTCATAGTCGGGAACCAGGGATGGGTATTTCCCCAGATTGGAATTTTTGGATGAGGCAAAAATGAAAACACTACTCGCGGCAATCATTCTGCTGGCATCCAGAGCCTCGGCCACATACCCGAGTTACTACAATTTATTCATCCAGCATTATTCGTCCGGGACCTACGACATCGCAGGTAACTTGTGCCTTTCCACAAGCTCGTCAACCTTCGGGACCTGCAATATAAACGTGGACGGCGCGGCCGGTAACATCACGTCTCCGCTGTTCACTGGCTCCGGAGCGGGATTAACCAATGTCCCATCGACGCCTGACTATACCAAGGCCAGCACTGGAACCTGCTCCGGAAATTATTTCCCGCAGACTTTAGGCAGCGCATCCCTTGGGTGCGTTGTCCCACCTTACGCAACCAGTGCCGGGAGTGCGGGAACTGCCGCGACTGTTTCCAACATCGCGGGAGGTCTGCAATATGAAATCCCTTTTCAGACAAACCCGGGGGCGACTGCATTCAACTCCAACTTTGAATACGATTACACTGGCTTTGCCGGGTCCTCCGCTGCTGGTGGACTATTCCTGACCGGGACGGGATATTACGGGACTGGTTTGTCCGTCTCGGCAGCATCGCAATTCAGCGGGCGGGTTTCGATTTTGGCCCCTGCCGGTCTATCCGTAACCTATGGCATTAGCGCATCCACTATCCAGGTGTCCGGCGTGGCATCGGTCAACGGATTGTACTCGTCTGGGAATGTCGGCATCGGCACAACCTCGCCATCAACAGCGTTACAGGTCAACGGTACAGCGACGGCTACCGCGTTTGTGGGAGCAGGAACCGGCCTGACTGGCGTTACAGTCTCCAGTCCCAACGTCACCGGCCTTCCATCCGCCTCCGTGGCCTACTCCGCAAACTCTGGCGCGGTCCCCGCCTCCGGCGTCAGCGCGGGCGCTCTCGGCGCGAGCGTGACAATTTCCAGCCCGAGCGTGACGGGGCTGGGCTCCGCGTCCGTGGCGACCATCACCGGAAATATTACCGGCCCGCAGGTCACATCGGGAGTGGCCGAATCCGTCAACTCCTCAATGATCGGCACCGGGGCCGCAGGCGCACCGCTCGGGGTCAATGGCTCATCCGTGCCGATCTTCAACGCAGGCGGCTATCCTGCGGCCTCTGGCGCGTCCATTACAAGCCTCACCCCTGGGAACATGAGCGCCGGGGCTTTAGCGGCAGGAGTGACCATTCCGCAGGCGGGCGTGAATCTATCGACGGTTACGACGGCTCTTAATTCAGTAGCCTCATCGACGACAACGCTAAACTCTGTCAAGGCCAGCACCGGAACTTGCTCGGGATCGCAATTCATGATCGGCGCGGCGGCAGGGTCCGTAACCTGCGGGACTCCTGCGGGTTCTGGGAATCAAGGCGGCACGACCTCCGCGCCATATGTCCCTTACGCAAGCGGCAGCAACACCCTCGGAAACTCTCCCATTGCGGTCAGCGGCGGCAACGTCGGAATAGGAACCACTTCTCCATCGACTGCCTTGCAGGTCAACGGAACCGTGACGGCTACAGAGATATATGTTCCTATTAATGGCAATACAACACATGTGGGTGCCTTCTCATTTGTTTATAACCCATCAGGATCGTCCTGCGCCACAGGATGCGCCGCATCTTTAATCAATGGCCAATGTTTTGGGGCATGGTATAACTCTTCGGGTATGGGGACTTATACTACGTGTTCCGATACCGCACACAACAACAACTGCTTCTGCGTCGGTGGAGGATACTGACATGGTGTATTTTCTTGCTGTCTGGATTTTGGTCAGCCTCCCGGTTGGATTATTCGTCTGAGCTTTCATCCGCGCAGGAGGCCGCGAGGACGCGGGAAAGGAATGATATGAGCAGCGAGCATGATTTGCCGAGCTTGGCCGACGTGAGACACCTGCCGGAAAAGTCCATCCTGATTCTGCTCTACCAACACGCACTCACGCAGAGATGCGGGACACATGAGCGGAGAATCGCCAGCCTTGAAAAATGGCGCACGTTCCTATTCGGAGCCTGGGCCATGGTCTGCATCGGGGCTTTTTGCGTCTGGGATTATTTTGTTACCATATTAGGCGGGCATGGGGGGAGGCTAAAATGAAACTACTCAAATCGTTGCGTGATCTTATCGTCTGGTCTTTGATCGGGGCGGGGCTGCTGTGCGCGGTGAACGCTCGCGCCGCTAGCCCATACGTTCAGGGACTTTGGACCAAAGGCAACCCAATCTACGTCAGCGAGGGGACCACGATGATGCCTTCATCACTGGCCTACGATCGGACATTCACGGACCTGGCCCTGTTCTACCATCCGCTTTCGGCGGGATCGCTTTGGGATATCCCGTGGATCGCCGGGATAATCGGAGCATGGTGGCAAGGGAGACATTAAAATGAAAAGTATGATAGTCGCGCTGTTGCTGTGTCTGCCGGGGGTGGCGAGGTCCGCCCTTGTTGGCCAATTCAATACCGGGTTCGAGTTCGAGCCCGTCCTGGCCCGCAACTTCACCGACGGATATTGGATGGCGGGAGACCAATATAGGGCCTGGGGTCTCAAGGACACCGCGCAGACCGGATCTCCTACCGTGTTCTTCGTGGCCGGCCAGTATCTCCACGGCATCAACGGCGGCAATCAGAGCGTGTCTCTGTCTCTCGGAATCCCGGTCGGGACCACGGCGATCGCGGTCATCAACACCGTCATTCAGGGATTGCAGGCCGACGCCGGGACCCTCGTAATCCCGGCATGGATTCTGGCCGCGCAAAATTATACCACGGTCCAGATCGGCGGTGGATATAATGCGTTGCCTGAGTTCAGCTACATCAAGCCTTGGTTTGCGACCTTCTCCCTGGCGGTGAAGATCCCGATTGGCGCGGGGGCGACTCTGTGAGCGACAGAAAAGCAACGCTGACCTACCGCAAGCAGGCAAACGACTCGCAAGGATGCTTCTCCGACTATGAGTCGGACAGCGGCGTCAAGCTCGCCATGGTGTCCCTGTTCCGCTGGGACCTGGGCGACCATCTCTGCACCTGGCGCTGGTCAAACGATCATGGGATATGGCTCTATGGGCTGCCCGTGGCCGGGCATAAGGATATCGAGCTACACCTGGGAAATGTCGCCGGCGACGTGGCGCAGGGCTACCAGACGGATAGCGAGGGCTGCGGATTGCCTGGCATGTCCGTGGTTACGTTCCCGGCCGGGACCGTACTGACGCCAAAACATAAGCCGATGGTCAAGGCGCAGCTCGGAGTGAGCGGAAGCCGGACCGCTCTGGCCCGGCTCCAGCAGGACATGCTCGAAGGCGGGAAGCAGGTGCCGTTCATATTGTCGGTCAAGGAGGCATAAAATGTTAAACCTACTAATCAAGGCGCTCGGCTGCGGAAAGCTTCTCACCCTCGTGGACTGCCTGGACGGCGAGAAGGTTTATATCAGCGGAACTGTGACGATGCTTACGGGTTTGGCTACCATCATCGGTGCCCTGATATCATTCTTGCCGCAGTTGCAGACTGGACAGGGAATCGCGGGGGCCTGGGCGGTCCTTAGCGGACCTTCTGCCCCAATAGCCAAGAGCGCAATAATCGGAGGTTGGTTGACCATCCTGAGTGGATTTAAGGCCATTGGTGTCGCTCATGCCGCGCAGAAGGCCCAGGCCGCGCCCAAGCCGTGACCTATGGGCCTGCACGACAATACCCTGGCCGTGGTGTCGGAAAATTCAGAAGATTACCTCCTAGTCTCACGCGCAGAAGGGAAGGTTAATTTCTCATGCTCATCCGTCGAGTGGGCCGACGCAATCATGACGGAACTCCGGGAGACGATCGACGAATGGAAAAGAATGGCGCAGGCCCGAGACCTGAAACACCACAGGAAGGACCGGACCCCACGACCGGAGAGCCAGCCGCCGCAGGAGTAGAACCCGAGCGCATCAAGTGGGATTGCGCCGCCGCGAAGTTCTACCGGGTTTGACTTTCCCACTATCTTCCTTTATAATAGGACACATGACCACTTTCCAAGTTTCGAAGAAGCTCGGGATACACCGTTCCCGGCTCTATCGTCTGATCTCTCGCGCAGGATTTCGGCCAAATCAAAACATCGTAAACGGGCATGTCGTAAACACGTTCACCCCGCAAATGTTCGCGCTTCTTCGCTCTGAGTTGTTACGAGCAATAAAATCCTCGACGTAAAATGAAGGTTTTACAATCGCAACTTTGCTATTGACAAAATAGGACACATGACCTATACTATAATCATGACCCGGCAAGGCCAGCAGGCAATCCAAAAATCTTCGGGCGCACAGATCGCCGCGACCTTGCCGGGTTTGCGGAGGGAATCAAAATCTGTGCGCCCCTCCTTTATAGTGCCGAGCCCGGCGGCAATGGGAAATAACTCAATCGCGTCGGCAATCGGTATAAATAGCCGCGTCAAGGGAGCAAAAGGTAACTGGATCGTCTGCGCCGAGTGGGTTGATGACGCAGGCTGGAAAGTAAAGACCGTAAAGACCGTAAAGGTAGACGGAAAGCGCATAAAGGAAAATACTTGGTACATGGTAAAAGATGGCAAGTTTGTCGAGGTCCTATGATTAAACTCTACACCCCCGGCCGTCCCGTAGAATCTAGAGATGTCCTGCATTCGTTCGTGCATGACACCGCAATCCCGGCCTTCGTCTCGATTGCAATCTGCGGGCTGGCCCTTGCGGTAGGAGCGTTTGCGCTGAGAGGATTTCATGTCGTTGGATTTCGTGATGGTCAGATAGCCCGGAAGGTAAAATGAGTAACAAATGTAATTGTCAGATTTTTGATCCAGGAGACATGAGGAATAAAATGGAAAAAGAAAATGTATTTTGTGGGGACTTGGTCGTAAAGGAGGGGGAGATTTATCCGTATACAGAAATTACCGGCGACATCTCCTCAGGCGGTGAGATCAAGGCCGGGGCCTTCCCGGTTTTGCAGACTAACGGCGGCGACATCTCCTCAGGCGGTGGGATCAAGGCCGGGGCCTTCCCGGTTTTGCAGACTAACGGCGGCTACATCTACTCAGGCGGTGGGACGATCAAGGCCGGGGCCTTCCCGGTTTTGCAGACTAACGGCGGCGACATCTCCTCAGGCGGTGGGATCAAGGCCGGGGCCTTCCCGGTTTTGCAGACTAACGGCGGCTACATCTACTCAGGCGGTGGGACGATCAAGGCCGGGGCCTTCCCGGTTTTGCAGACTAACGGCGGCTACATCTCCTCAGGCGGTGGGACGATCGAGGCCGGGGCCTTCCCGGTTTTGCAGACTAACGGCGTCTACATCTCCTCAGGCGGTGGGATCGAGGCCGGGGCCTTCCCGGTTTTGCAGACTAACGGCGACTACATCTCCTCAGGCGATGGGACGATCGAGGCCGGGGCCTTCCCGGTTTTGCAGACTAACGGCGGCGACATCTCCTCAGGCGGTGGGATCAGGGCCCGGGCCTTCCCGGTTTTGCAGACTAACGGCGGCTACATCTACTCAGGCGGTGGGATCAGGGCCGGGGCCTTCCCGGTTTTGCAGACTAACGGCGGCGACATCTCCTCAGGCGGTGGGATCAGGGCCGGGGCCTTCCCGGTTTTGCAGACTAACGGCGGCTACATATACTCAGGAGGTGAGATCAAGGCCGGGGCCTTCCCGGTTTTGCAGACTAACGGCGGCTACATCTCCTCAGTCGGTGGGATCAAGGCCGGGGCCTTCCCGGTTTTGCAGACTAACGGCGGCTACATCTCCTCAGGCGGTGGGACGATCGAGGCCGAGGCCTTCCCGGTTATTAGGAATAAAAACGACCCAAGAATAACTGAGGCAGTAAAACAAAAATGCCGTGCCATGCTTCTATCCACATTCGCGGCGGCGGGATTCTCATTCGCGGACGGGATTCTGGCGCGGATAGTTTCGCAGCGAGGGAATGTTGCTCGGGTAGTCATCTGCGGAAAAACAGAAGTATCCTACGTAGTTACTGATGGGGAGGGGAACTACTCGCACGGCGACACGCTTGATGAGGCGCGAGAAGACCTGATGGTAAAGCGTACCTCCAAAGACCTCTCGCAGTTCAAGTCGTGGACTCTGGACAAGGAAGTGTCGAAGTCCGGCGCCATCATGGCCTATCGCTCGATCACCGGGGCCTGCCGAAAAGGGACTCGGCACTGGCTGGAACAGCACAAGACACCTGAGAAGATCACGGTTAGCGAGATAATAAAGATAACCGAAGGGGCGTATAGAGCGGATATTTTCAAGAAGTTTTTTGCAAAGGGGGAATAATGCCCACCGACCCGACGGATACAAAGGTCCGGCTCTGGGCCGACCTTAGTGATCGAGTAAATTTCTGGCGCACACATGGGAATATCAGCGAGGTTCAGATATACCGGCTACTCGCTGATTTTGCCAAGGCGCACGAGACGAAATAGGAGAGTTATGCCAACAATTAAAAGACAGGCCTCCCGTGCCAGGGCGTCAACTGCGCCCGCTCCACCACTATGCCCAAGATCGCGTCTTGCAGGGCAGAAATCCGCGCAACCATGAGCTGCCGGAAAATGGCAGACGGGCTCTGCGCGGCCGATTTCCGAAAACCATAAAAGGAGGCGAACATGGAAGTGATGAAGGAGAAGCCTAAGCAGTTGATGGTGAAAATAACAGTCGAGCAAGAAGATGATTGCGGAGATGTCGTGAATGACCTTACGCAAGTCCGTTACGCATACGGCACAGTGGTAGGAGCCATGGCCGAGTTCTTCGGAGAAAAGAAGGCCAAGAAGCCGAGGGCCAAGCGCAGGACGAAGGCCGAGATCGAGGCGGCCAAGCAGGATGACCCTCCGGCTCCGGAAGGCACGATCAGCTCGGAGCCCGTCGAGAAAAAGCACAGGAGGATTTTTCCTTGACTTCATGACTGAGGTAAAATAGGATATTCAAATGGGACCGCTAGCCCTAGCCGCACCAGTTCACTATGTCGCGCCTTCTAGCGGGGGCGCGACATTTATTTTATAGGAGAAACCATGAAACTGCCTGAAGCCAAGTACGCCGTGACCGCAGACAAGAATCACAATTACCAGATCACGATGCCAGATGGATCAACGGTAGGACCGTTGAAGTCAGTTACTAAGATTGTAGGCATTATCGAAAAGCCTGCTTTGATCGGATGGGCCGCGCGCGAGGCAGCAAACTATTTCCGCTCCGAGATATTGCGCCTGGGCGGTACGATAACGCCGGAAATGATAGATCAGATTGCCAAGGATGCGGCGATGGCTCATAGACGCAAGTCTAAGGACGCCGCCGATCTTGGGACCAAGTGCCACGACATATTCGATGCCATAATTAAAGGAATAGAGCCCGATGCAATCCCTCTTGAACTTGTAGAGCCTTCTGGGGAGTTCAAGAAATACCGTATGCAATCCGATATTGAAGTGGTAACAACTGAACTTGCAGTGGCGTCCTTGGCGCATAAGTTCGGAGGTCGGCTTGACTTCCTGGGATATTCAAAGAAACGCGGCGGGTGGGGCATTGGGGACTATAAGACCAGCAGCGGATTCTATGGTTCAGAATATGCTTTCCAGGTCGGAGGTTATGCCGTTGCCGTCGAGGAAATGTACGGTATCAAAATATCCTGGGCCGAGATAATTCGCTTCTCAAATAAGCCGCCTTTTGAATCGGAAGCGCGACCAGTAACCGACATGGCTGCGGCAATGTCAAGTTTCTTAGTCGAGAAAGACATGAGCAATGCAAACGAGTTGAAGTTGATCGGAGATCCAACATTCTCAAGCGCGGGAGTACCGGAAGAAAAGCCTGCTAAGAAAAAGGCTCACGCCTTGGGCTTCTAACCATCTTAAATCACCACCAAAAAAGGAGAATAAAAACATGGCTGTAATACTCGCACCAGCAAGAGGTAAGAAATTGACCGGGATGCCGACGGAAGGATTGATCGTATTGGTTGGGCTTCCGAAGGCAGGCAAAACGCATTTTGTAGCCAGCTTCCCCGATTCCGTGATCTTGGAATTGGAGAAAGGCGGCGGCGACCGTGTTGCTGGGCGCATCCAAGATGTTAAAACGTTACAAGAGTTCCGAGAATATTTCAAGGCGGCTATCGACGACCCTGAAATAAAAGTAATTGGCGTGGACACCGTTGACCGATTCAATGACTTGATCGAGGACGACATAGCCCAAGCGCGGGGCTTGTCTACCATCAGCGAGCGCAAGGCCGGAGTGGACGGCTTTGAATTGTGGGGAGAACACCGCCAGCGAATAACAGGATTCGTAGAAGCCTGCAAGAACTGCGGTAAACTAGTCGTAGTCTTGGCACATTGCCGAGACCCCAAACTAAGCACAGACGGTAGCGTAATGATTCCGTCCGGTGTGAATATGCCTGGAAAGTCCGGGCCTTATCTAGCGGCCCAGGCTGACGCTATTGGATACCATTACAAGAAGCAGATCGGGGCTCAGACCCAATATTTCCTTACGTTTCAGGGTGGGCCGCTCGGGACATGGGGAAGTCGGATTGAAGAGCTGGAGGACAAGACTATCCAATTAAGCAAGTCTGACCCTTACGGCTCATTCGCATCAATCTTCAAGACCAACGGCAAGGCTCAGGATGTTGCGCCTGCCAAGACGGAAAACAAGAAAAAGGGAGGAAAGTAAAATGGCGCGAATTCAAATGAGGGCAGACGCGACGAAAGAGAGCGGGGACTTTTCCCCGGTCCCGGACGGTGAGTATGTCTTGGCCTGTACCGGGGTCCAGGACAAACGGACGCAGAAGGGTCGGGACATGGTGAACATTGAGCTTACCGTCGAGGACGGAGAATACAAGGGCCGAAAGTTGTGGGCCAACATTACGTTCATCCCAGAAGGCGAGCCGGGGCATGGGATGATGGTTCATGCTCTCCATGCCTTCGGCTTGCCTTACGACGGTGATTTGGACTTCGACACGCAGGACTTTCGGGGCCGTTGCGCTAAGGCTCAGGTAATCAAGACGACCTACACGGACGATAAAACCGGCGATGTGAAGCCTAAGAACGAGGTCAAAAACTGGATCACAGAAAATCACGGCAGCGCCGCCCCGCAAAAAGCCGACGTGCAATCCTCCGTCGCGGATGGTAAGCCTATCGCGCCTGGCGCTCCTGTGAATATCAAGAACAATAAAGGTGAGGAATGCCCGTTCTGACCTAACGCCTCCCGCCCAGACCTGGGGGCAGAGACCAGGTCAGGAGATATTATGGAAAGAATAATATATGTTTGTGACCGTAACAGAACGGGGGCATGAAATATGTTTTGTTGGCAATGCCGTGTCTGCCCGACATACTCGGAGAATATCCTGCGTAGGCCAGTAAGGAAAGGCGCTAAGACCCACGCGAGGATGTCGGGTCACACAACGTATTTATACGAGCGAGGCATCAATAGCAGGGGTAATCGCCGGTTCAGGATTCTGGAAACTTTCGAGAGAAAAAATGAAGCCCTGCCCTAAAGATCGCTCGATCCGCTGCTCCGACAACTGCCGCGCTTGCCACCGCTTCCCCAACGGGCGGGAGGCTTTGCTGTTCGACAACGAGCAATACCAATATATGACCGGGAAGGCTCCGGGTGTACATATCAGACAGTGGAGCCCAAAGCCATGATCAAAAAAATCACCGCGAAGGAAAAGATACTCAAGTTCCTCTCCGACGCCGCCGCAAGAGGTTATCCGTTTCAGGTCCCGAGGGAGATTTCAAAGGGGATCGAGTTCGTCAATGAGTGCGCCTGTTCGGCACGCTGCCGGGAGATGGTCAATGCAGGGAAGCTGGACCGACGGCAGCGCGAAGGGTCTAAGGAAGTTGAGTTTAGGCTTTTGGGTGGGGAGGGAGCATGAGCGACAAAAGATATTGCGCGAATCAGGGAAGTGGGTACTGCGGTGAGTGCGTATCCAATGATTTGAACGACAAGATAGCCGCCCTTCGGGCCGAGCTTGCCGCCGAGAAGGCCAAACGGGAGGCGGTAGAGAACGAGCGAGACAGATTCCAGAACCAGTTGGGGGAGAAATTCCCGACTAGTTTTGGGAAGCTGGATTGGGCTTGTGGACATACTGGCCCCGCCGCTTGCCTACAGTGCTTCGAGGGTAAGTGCGCCAGTGCCGACACCCTTACGCGTGAGCTTGCCGCAAAGAATGAACGCTTGGAGTATCTGGAAGGCCAGGACCGAAGCCTTCTTGAACAGCATCAGGCGTCCGTGATAACCCTTGGGGATAGCGACCTTCTTGCTGTGGGCGGGAGGCTATTGGACCGCGCCGAGCGGACGGAGGCTTTGAAGAAGGTGGTGGCATTGAGCCATAAGGCTGATGAAATGGACGATGCCAACACTCTGGACTATTCGGCTTGTCTGACGATACTAGCTGGAATCAAAGCGGCTCTGCCCAAGCCGGATGACTCGCGCCACGACAAGACGGGGGAGGGGGAGAAGATATGAAGAATGAAGACGGCGGGTATGCGTTCCCAGGACCATCAGTGCAAATCAATGACTGTGTTTTTGAGCAACATGGTTTGACCTTGCGAGACTACTTTGCGGCAAAAGTAATACAGGGCATGGCTTCCCTGGATGATGGGCGATGCCCGAATCGAGAAGACCAAAAGGATATTTATGCCTGGCGCGTCAAGTGCATGATGCAAGACGCTGAGGCGGCTTATCTTCAGGCTGACGCCATGATAAGGACTCGGGAAATGAGGTCCGTCGCCAGCCCTGACCGGGAGGAGGGGAGATGAAAGTCAAGTCGATTTGGTGGTACATCATATCATTTTTCTATTGCGCCCCGTACCCGCCAATCGATGCGGACTATTGCTTGGTGTGCCGACAACCGGTCTCTCTTTGCCTATGCGACGGTGAGAAATGAAAGGACGCTATGAATGGCCAAAAGCACCATTTATCTGGTGCGATGAAACCCACGTTAACATGAGCATACCTTTCACATGGAACATTCCCGAGGCCGTAGAGCATATCCTGTTTCACGATGGGGCGAAGTTCCGGGTGGGCGGTCCTGCCATCATGCTGATGCCCGAGATGTTCGCAGGGATCGCCAACTGCGAGGTAGGGCAGGACGCGCCCGGACTGTTGCAGAAGGTCAACCCGGAGGCCACACGGACAACTCTTGGATGCATACGCAAATGTGGATTCTGCGGTATCGGAACAGGGGCTATAGAGCCGGGAGGGTTTCGCGAACTTCCCGACTGGCCAAACCTCCCGATCATCTGCGACAACAATCTACTGGCCGCAAGCCCTAAGCATTTCGAGAGCGTCATAGACCGATTGGTTCCGCATGGGTGGGCCGACTTCAACCAGGGAATTGATCCGCGAATACTAACGGACTTCCACGCCAAACAATTCCGGCGCATCAAGAAGCCAACAATCTATCTTGCCTTGGATAATGCGGCCACGAAGGAAGCATGGATGATGGCGTTTGAACGGTTGCGGAGCGTCGGGATCGCCAAGAGCAGTATCCGGTCCTATGTTCTGATCGGGTTCAAGAGCGGCCCTTCCGACGCCTGGGACCGTTGCGAGTTCGTGACTAAAGCGGGGGTCATGGCGATCCCGATGTGGTTTCACGGCCTGCGGTGCCTGAAGCACAACGAAGTTACCGATGAGCAGAAGGATAAATATGGATGGTCCGATTCCGAACGCATAGCGATAGGCAAGTGGTATTTTCAGCACCAGGACAAGGGCTCTAAGTATTGCCCGAAGCGGTCTAAGGAAGTTGAGTTTATGCTGATTGGGGAGGGGAGATGAATGAATATCAGGAGTTCATAAAGTCGAAGGTGCAGCTAGAGCATGGCTACGGTTTCCCATGCTCGCCGGAAGAGGTTAATCCTATCCTGAAGCCTCACCAAGTCGCGTCAGTGGTCTGGGCCGTCAAGGGAGGACGGCGCGCGCTCTTTGAAGCCTTCGGCCTTGGCAAGACGCTGATGCAGTTGGAAATCCTACGCATCATCCTTGAAAAGAAAGGCGGCGGCCAGGCTCTTATAATCTGTCCGCTCGGTGTTCGTCAGGAGTTCAAGCACGACGCCGAAATGCTTAAACAGCCATGCACATTCATCCGCACAAACGCGGAGGCCGTAATGGATGGAATATATCTCACAAACTACGAGAGCGTCCGGGACGGAAAACTAGACCCGCGACAATTCGTAGCCGTGAGCCTGGATGAGGCCGCTATTCTACGCGGATTCGGAGGAACAAAAACCTTCCGCGAGTTCATGGCTATCATGGCCGGCGACGACCGGCGCGAGATCGCGGGCAAGACCGGAGGCGGCGAGATTCCTTATCGCTTCGTGGCCACGGCAACACCGAGCCCTAACGAATACATCGAATTGCTTTCCTATGCGGCATTCTTGGGAATAATGGACGTGGGCCAGGCAAAGACCCGCTTCTTTAAGAGAGACTCAACGAAGGCCGATAAGTTAACGATTCATGAACACAAGGAGGAGGAGTTCTGGTTATGGGTTTCAAGCTGGGCTCTTTTCGTTCAACGGCCTAGCGACCTTGGCTATGACGACACCGGATACGAGTTGCCGCCGCTAGATGTCCGCTGGCATGAGGTCCCGACAGATCACCGGAATGCTGGATATGAAAAAGACGGGCAGGGAAAACTCCTGAAAGAAGCGACCATCGGCGTTAGCGATGCCTCCCGAGAGAAGCGCGACAGTCTGAGCAAGCGCATTGCAAAGATGATGGAGATCCGTTCCGAAGAGCCAGAAGAGCATCGCGTTATCTGGCACGATCTGGAAGATGAGCGCCGCGCCATTGAAGCGGCGATACCTACAGTGGTAAGCGTCTACGGTTCGCAGGAAGAGGAAGAAAAGGAAAAGGCCATAACCGACTTCGCGAAAGGTCACACGGCTGAACTTGCCGGGAAGCCGGTCATGCTTGGTGCAGGCGTGAATATGCAGCGACACTGCGCCCGAGAGATATTCTTAGGGATTGGCTACAAATTCCGAGACTTCATCCAGAGCGTCCACCGGGTTCGCCGCTTCCTGCAAACTCGGCAGGTCAGAATTGATATCATCTACTCCGAGGCCGAGAGAGAAATCCGCCGGCAACTTGAACGCAAATGGAAGCAACACGAAGAGCTGGTGGCGAACATGACAGCCATAATCAAGAAGTATGGCCTGTCCGCATCCGCGATGTCTGGCGCTTTGAAACGATCAATCGGTTGCGATCGCAAAGAGGAACAAGGCAAGGGATGGGTGGCCGTCAATAACGATTGCGTGGACGAGACGTCCCGCATGAAGTCGGAGAGTGTTGGTCTTATCCTTACGAGCGTCCCATTCGCAACGCAGTACGAATACAGCCCGAGCTACAATGACTTCGGCCACACTGATGACGAGGAGCATTTCTTCCGGCAGATGGACTTCCTGACGCCGCACCTATACCGCGTTCTGAAGCCCGGCCGCATCCTGGCCGTACACTGCAAGGACCGAATCAAGCCGAGCGGTTTGACTGGAATGGGATTCCAGACAGTGACGCCGTTTAGCGATATGTGCTCATCCCACTATATCAAGCACGGCTTCGGATTACTGTCCCGCAAGACAATCAATACCGACGTTGTGCGCGAGAACGCGCAGACCTACCGCCTGGGCTGGACGGAACAGTGTAAGGACGGCAGCCGAATGGGGAACGGGATGCCGGAATATCTATTGATCTTCCGCAAGCCTCCTACGGATACGAGCAACGGATACGCTGATGAGCCAGTGGTTAAAAGCAAAACCAAGTACACACGGGCCCGCTGGCAGTTCGACGCTCACGGATTCCAGAGGTCGAGCGGAAATCGTCTGCTACAACCTGAGGACTTAAAGGGCGTCTCATCGTCGATGATATTCAAGATGTTCCGAAAGCACTCCAAAGAATCCGTCTACAACTTCGAGAAGGATGTAGCCATTGCCGAGTACCTCGATTCGATCAAGATGCTCCCTCCGAGCTTCATGCTCTTGCAGCCGTGGGCGCACAACCCGGACACATGGTCAGACGTTACGCGGATGCGGACCATGAACATGGAGCAGGCTTCCAAGGGGAAAGAGATGCACCTATGCCCGTTGCAATTCGATATCTGCGACCGCGCCATAAATCAATACACAAATCCGGGAGATGAGGTTTATGATCCATTCGGAGGTCTTATGACCGTTCCCCTGCGGGCCATCCGGGCAGGGCGTCTGGGCAGAGGATGCGAACTGAGCTCGTCCTACTTCACCGACGGAGTTTGGCACCTTCGCCGTACCGAGGCTATGGTAAATTCACCAGAACTTTTTGACCTTGATTCAGTAATGAATCAAGAGTCGGAGGCTTGACAACCCCGCGCATCGGTGGTAGGATTAATCAGCCCTAGAAAAGCTACCACGAAAATGACAACCATCTTTCCCGCCGTCCGCGCTTTTTGTGGGGCTTTTCTAGGGCTCCCGCCGAGAAGCCGGGCGGCGGGAATTTTTACTTGGAGAGCATCATGAGCCGAATCCGGACTATAAAGCCCCAAATTTCACTCGATGAAGAATTAGCCGATCTTGGATTCGCGGCCCGTCTTTTCTTTCGTGACTTCCTGTGCCATTGCGACCGAGAGGGGCGCTGCGAGGACAGGCCAAAGATGCTCAAGGCAGTCATCATGCCATGGGACGATATTGATGTTGATGTCCTACTTTCTGAGCTTTCGCCAAAATTCATCATCCGGTACGAAGTCGAAGGAAAAAAGTATCTCCAAGTTCGGCAGTTCCTAAAACACCAAAAACCAAACATCAAAGAAGCTCCAAGCACAATTCCTTGCTGCCCAAAGGATATTTTGGAAAAGCACGAAAAAGAAAGTGCTAGCACGATTAAGACAGTTGGGAATAGGGAAGGGAATAGGGAAGAAGGAATAGGGAATGGGGTAGGGAAAGGAAGGGAAAACGGAATAGCTCCGAGCCCTGCGGGCTCCGAGCCGCCAGTATTGATTTTTCCAATCCACGGTAAGATAAAAGAGTGGTGGTTGACCCAAAAACATATAGACTCACTAAAAGATGATTTCCCGGCCCTTGACGTGCTGTCTCAATGCCGCTCCGCTAGACGGTGGTGCTACGACAATCCAAAAAAACAAAAGACAGCATCTGGGATGCCGAAATTCCTTGGTGGATGGATGGCTAGGCGACTGAACAACGGAGGCTCTAATGGAAACTGGAATCAAGGCAACAATCAAACGCATATTGTCGGAGGCGCAGCTCCTGTCCCAGGTAAGTACGCCGGAATTGTCAATAAGCCTGGATGATTTGCACGAAGAAGCATTTCTTGAAGATTCTTACATGAAAGTCTTGCTAAGAGAAAAAGCCTACCATCTTGGTGGAGTCCGCTCTCGCGATGAGTTTACGCGAGAGAATTTTACCGTAACGGATAAGAACAAGAACGCCTTTGAATCCTGCGATGCGTTCAAACCAAAGACCGATAATCTCTACCTATTCGGAGCGACCGGAACCGGGAAGAGCCACCTCGCCATAATAGCGGCTAGGAAGTTCTGGCGAGGTGCTCTAGTCGTCAAGCCTAGTGAAATATTCCGGAAGATCCGGGCCTGCGACGGTGCGGAAGAGGAAGTGTCCACCATCGGCGGTTATGCCTGGCAGGAAGTCCTGGTAATTGACGACCTGGGCGTCGGAAAGGATACGGAATTTGCCGTAACGTCCATGTACGAGATCATCGACCGGCGCTATCAGTTAATGAGCGGCGGCCTAATCGTGGCGACCAACCTTAGCCCGGATGAACTGGCAAAGAAACTAGGAGACGACCGTATCCCTTCCCGGTTGGCGCAGATGTGCCGAGGGCATATATTTGATCTGGGAAGCGCTAAGGATTGGAGGATTGCATGAACGTGCGTCTAACGGTTTGGCGCAAAGATGGCCGCGTTCAAAGCGCGGTAAAGGATATAGACTCGGCCATGCAGAGCTTTGATATTGCGCAGAGGGAGTCAACGACCAATCACGTCTTGATGGAGCCGGCCAGCATTACGACGGCGCCGGAATGGAGATAATATGAAGCTACTGTGCTTGACTTTCACCGGGCAAATACGCGGGGGGAAAAATAATCTTATCGTTTTGAGAAACGGTATGCACATCCCGCGCCGTGAGTGGGCCGTTTGGAGAGATGCCCAGGTCATATTTCTAAAAAGCCAGTCAAAAGGGGTTTGCTTCGATGCCCCATGCTCCGTAATCGTGCGCTATTGGGCCGGGGATTCCCGTAGGCGCGACGTTCCGGCTATCATGGACTCCATGTGCCACTGCCTGGAAAGGGCTGGCGTGGTGAAAGACGACAGCCTGCTTATAAATTGGGACTGGATATTCATGGGCCTGGACCGTGAGCATCCCAAGGCCGAGATCGTGATAACCGAATTGGAGGCAAGACCATGCGGAGAAACGCTTGAACCAAATTGAAACGAAGCTGACGCCGAAGGAATGGGCCATACGCCGGGCCGACGAAATCCATAAGTTTCGGAACGCGCAGGCATTTAATAAATCCCTGACTCCGGCGGCCGTTCAAAAGCCAACCGACGCGCTGAAGGCTCAGGCCGAAGAACGCTATCCGGGGAAGAAGCCGGAAGACATCCGCGCTTTTAACGTGCTGAACCGGAAGCTATGGGTTGACCTGGCCACGCTGTACAATTTGCTAGGCAACGCCAACAAGGGGACCGCCGAAGAAACGGAAAAGATCGGGCTTCAGGCCGCGCTGAAACTGTCCGCGCTTCATACGATCATCCTTCAGGACGCCTTCGGGCGGACCGCCAGGAAGGCCGCGCTATGGGTCGAAGAATACAAGACGGCCGACAAAGACGAAGAAGAAAACCGCCAGCTAATGCTGAATGAACTGGCCGCCTATGAGGATGTTAGCTTCGCGGAAAAGTTTACAGACAGTCTTCCGCTTGGGGAAAATATCCGCATCCGCTTTCCGACGCTGATTGAAGAATGGGTCCGGGGGACGAAGAAGCTGATAGCGGATGTCTTCGCGCATCAGGCCGCCGTTAAGATCATACAGGACAAATACTTCGACGGCCATCCGATCCTATGCCTGGACGTTGAAGCCGGGCTGGACGCTTCGATCAAGACGATCCAGGAAGCGGTCGGGACGTTCAATGACTACCTGAAGACCAGGTCGGAACTATTTAAGGTCGAATGGGACGCCGAAGAAAAAGAAGACGGGATCGCGTCCGCCATCCCTGGCGAAAGGGAAGGTCTGCTGGCCATCAACATCGACACCGTCAAGAGCAACGCCAAACGCCAGGGCGCTGACCTGGTCGAAGGCATGGTCAAGCAAGCCAGGACGGACGCATCCGTCGCGGCCGCCAGCCCTGACCGGGAGGAGGGGAGATGAAGAAGTTCACGGATAAGCAACGACTGGATTTTGTAGCACAAGACCCAGGAGCTATCTTTGTTTGCGGGGCATCGTGGGCGTGGTGGGACGGAAACGATTGGGTGAAGTTCAATCGCTCCGGGAATCTCAACACGCCCAGGCAGGCCATCGACGCCGCCATGCGCTCCGACACGCGCCGGGAGCGGGGGGAGGGGCGGTGCTAGTAGTGCCCAGGAAAACCAACATGACGAAATCGCTAGCCGCGAATCAGCCCGCCGTCCGTCCAGCCGGGGAGGGTGAGTAAATGAACGAGGGCGGGCCGTATGTTCAGTACGATGGCGAGGCAACTTTCGCTAGGCGGTGCAAGAAGTGCAATCGCATCGTCCGGGCCGACAAGAGCATCCAAGTAAGCGAGGAGCGAGGGCTCGCGCCGGATTTCAATGCCACTTGCAAGAAGTGCGGCAGGACCCACATGGTGTTCCTGGGGTTCGTATGACCCGCCGCCAGCCCTGACCGGGAGGAACGATGAATAAAATCTGTGTCTTGTGCCATGCGATAAACGCGGAACTGGCTACGGTCTGCCACTATTGCGGCGCGGCTCTTGGCGAGGCTCCGCACGAAGGGGCCGCCATGCGGGAGCGGACGAGGGAGCTTGAGGACGAGAAATTGCGATACCAGCAGTCCTGCTATGGCCGAGCAGCGTTCTTCATGGAAGAACTGAATGCGCTTAGGATTGAGCTTGAGGCCGAGAGGTCCAGAAGGGAGGCGGCAGAGCAGGCAAGGAATATCTACGCTGATGCAAAAGATGGAATGGCAGAATGTGGGACCAAGCAACAGCTAAGGGCCGACTCCCTCGCCAAGCGCGTGACCGAGCTAACGGAGCAGTTGAACGCTTACGCTGTGCAGTACGGAAATGCCGCCCTGTCACAGCCGAAGCCCGCCTCGAAGGAAAAGGAGAAATAGCCATGACCAAATCGAACACCTACGAAGTCGAGCTGCGCGGGCATTCGTTCCTCGTGACCGGCACCCACAATCCGGGAGAGCCGCGAGTCACGTCCGGGCCTGCGGAGCGGTGGTATCCAGGTAGCCCGGAGTGCGTGGAGATCGAGAAGGTGGAGCTGGTTCGGGGCAATAGGCAGCGAGAACTCCATGGACCCATAAAAGCTGCCGAGGGGTGCGATTTTTATTGTTGCCCAGGCGGTGGTGATTGCGAGCGGTGCATGGCCTTGGACGCCCTTCTCGAAGAGTTGGAAGAAAAAATCCTAGAGTCAATGCAGGAAGGCGACTGCGGGACGGACTACGATCCGGATTGTGCCGCCGAGAGAAGGGCTGAGATTTTGGAGGACTGACCATGCCCGACGACCGAGACGTGATATCCCGCATCGAGGGCCGCGAGGATGACGACGCGGAGTACCTTTTCGATGACTTTTCAGAGGAGCGAGCGGCGATCTTTGAGGACTAAATCGGGCAGTCCGGGTAGTAGAGTTTGATGATCCTGGCCCAGACCGGCTCAACCGCGTGTCCGAGTCTCCAGCGGTTGACCGTTGTGCTGTGCGGCCTCAGACCGACCGGGAGGCCAACCAGAAAGACC